TCTGTGCTATGGGCTGAATGCTCGCAAAAATGTAGCTTGGGATACTGGCACGCACAGGGTGCAAAAGTCGGGTTACCAGTATCCGACAATATGCAAGGGTTGAAAGTCCCTCAGGGTCCTTTACCCGCAAGGTGGATTAAATTCCAAGCCAATCTGTAAAACGCCTAAGCACAGAATAGAGGCATGAATAATTAAAACTATTTTAGAACTAAGGCGTTAAACTTATGAAATTACACTCGCCATTAAAATATAGGAAAGGACAAAAAACGACAATAAGTCAGCCGTTTGGGGCAAACTCCGACAGATACAAACAATGGGGATTGCCAGGGCATAATGGCATTGATTTTGTTAATGGCAATGAGATAAACTGCTATGGGATAGGAATAGTGGCCGCTCACAAAGGAGTGGTCATAAGGGTTGTTGCCGATGACCCGATGTCAACCAGAGGAAATGGGGTATATATTAGATATCAGGACGGGAATACCCTCTACAAGAGCGTATATTGGCATCTGAGCGAGGTTTTGGTCAGGGTTGGTGATTGTGTCCAACGGGGGCAGTTAATCGGCAGAATGGGCAATTGTTTTGATAAAGAAACAGAGATATTAACAGATGAGGGATGGAAAAAATTTGAAAAGCTTAACAGAAATGAAAAAGTTATTACATTAAATCCAAAAACACTTAATATAGAATATAAAAAACCCACAGGATATATTAAAAAATATTACGATGAACTTATTTATCCTAAACAAAGAAGAAACGATAAATTAGATTTTGCGTTTTCAGAAGACCATAATATTGTTGTCTGGGATGAGGGTGAGAGGAGATTTAAAAATCGCAAAACGAAAAAACCAAGAATAATTCCTTTTAATCAGTTGCCGAGAAAAATAAGTAGTATTAGGGCGGGGGGTGGAAATTGGAAAGGAAAAGAAAAAAAATGGTTTATTTTGCCTGCAAGAAAATATGTCGGAGACAGATGGGGAACAACAAGAACTAATCCTTCCTTAAAAATTTTAATGGACGACTGGCTTGAATTCTTGGGTTGGTGGTTGTCGGATGGATGGTTACAAGTTAATGTAGGACGTAGTGGTATAACTCAATCATTTAATAATAAAAAGAAAAGAGAAATAATTATTCGCTTGTTGGAAAGGTTGCCATTACATTTTTATCAAGCGAGAGAAGATTTTATCGCTTGTTCCAAACAACTATATGACTACTTACAACAATATGGAAAGAAAAATAATAAAAAAATTCCTGAATTTATTTTTGATTTATCTCCTCGCCAAATTAAAATATTTGTTAATGCTTATTGGTTGGGAGACGGATGGACACATAAAGGTTCAAAATATTATGTTTTTGGAGAAAAATTATTAGCTGATCAAATGCAAGAATTGTTATTAAAGATTGGTACTTATGGGGTTATTCACGAAAGAAATCCTCTCAAAGTAAATAGAAAAAAATCAGCATTCATAAATGGGCAGGAGATTATTTCAAAAAAACCATACTGGATTTTATTAGAGGGAAAACATACAAGATATACCTTACGGAAAAATGAAACCGAGAAGAAAAAATATAATGATTATGCTTATTGTATAGAAGTTCCAAATCACATTATCTATGTTAGAAGAAACGGAAAACCGCTTTGGCTTGGTAACTCAGGGCTCGTATATCCCAAACCTACAACGGGGAAGCCATACAGGGGAACGCACCTGCATTATGGATTATATGTGTATAAATACGAGAACGGGAAGTGGAAAAGCATAAATCCCGAATATGGGGGAGCGGTTGATCCGATGCCGTATTTCTCTGATGAAACCATAGCCAAAAACTTTATGGAACAATTAGAACGCCCATCTGTTGGCAGAATGAGGGTGTTGCTATTCCCCCTAATTTGGGCATTGAATAAATTAAAGGTCGCAATCAATCAAAAGAGATAAAATTATGTTTGTAAAAGTGTTCGTAAAATTCTTAAAAACAAAACAGGTTCAGAGGTGGCTGTGGGAATCACTTGATGCTTTTTTGGCATTATTGATTGTTTATTTAACAGATATTCAGTTGGGATGGGCCATTCCTATTTTTGCTACCGTTCAATTTTTTACAAAGGAGATGGTAAAAAAATTAAAGGCTCAGAAACAAAAGGTCGCATAGAAACCAACCTAAAATAAATATGACAGCAACAACAATAGCTCCAGAAGAAGAATCAGAATTAGAAGAAGAATCAAAAGAGGAAGAGGAAGAGGAGTAAATGGGCGCCCCCTATTTGGGGGCGCTTTTAATTAAAATAGTAATACCAAAAATAGTAACACCAAGATTGGCATATATGCCCAAAAAAGTTATCCACAGCCCAGAAGGTTGACAAGCGTCTAAAAAGATTTATACTAAAAATGAAGCTGTGGAAAACTAACCTTAAAACTATGTCTAATCAAGCCAATGATCAAATAAGAGAAACATTAGAAACCACCATTAAAGAAAATTTGGAAATCCCTGCTTACATTAGAAGAGATGCTCAATTGGCCTTGAACAAAGATGATTTTGAAACTGTCATAGATTTGTTGTCTAAGAATTACGAGCCCAAAAAATTCAAGACAGAGGTTGTTTGTGCTAAATGCGGGAAGCATTGGCTTCACGGAATAGAACACGGGCCGGGAGAATTGTGGATTTGTCCCGACTAACAGCAAACAATGAGCCTATTTACTGATTATGTTAATAGAGATAACGGACATGAAAGGAAAATCGGGCGTTATTGGGCAAGCGATATTTACTCTATAAGAAAAGGATATTTAACTCCTGAAAACTTTTTTGAACGCAAAGAGATAGACGAACAAGGGGCCAAGAATATAATAAGCGGAATAGCAGACGAGGAAATGCTGGAAAGAATATTAAACGCACTAAACATAGACCATTTTTACAACATACCAAAGGAGATAGAGATAGAAGACATTACATTAGTGGTTAAGCCCGATTTCGTTTTTGACCATTGTGTTATAGAAACCAAGGCACCGATGAGAATTACTACTGATATTCCCGAAAAATGGAAAGACCAATTGGAAGTAGAGCATCAGGCATTTAATCTTCCTGTATATTTGGGAGTATTTAGAAACAACATTGACAGAAGATTTGATATAAGATGTTATTTATATAAACCATCTGACAAAAGGTGGGAAACCATTCAAAAGGTCGTATTAAACTTTCATAAACAGCTTAAAAAATATGGCAAGTCAACCAAATGAAACGGACTGGGTAGCCAAGGAGCGCCGGGAGCTATTTGCTAAAGCAGTTAATTCTATGCTAATGACCAATCCTGAGATTTCGTTGGGAGCTATTTGCTAAAGCAGTTAATTCTATGCTAATGACCAATCCTGAGATTTCGTTAGATGAGGCGTTAAAAAAAGCTAAAAAAATAGTTGACACCGCTTTCGAAAACTATCCAGACAAACCACTATGTAATATGCCCCTAAAAGAGCGAAAAGGGGTATCAAAAGCAGGAAAACCCTATCATTTTTGGGGTTGCACGGGATTTCCTAAGTGTAAATATACTTGGAATCCACCAGCAGAAAATTCTACAAACGATTCAACCTCTTCCCAGCCAGCTAAAGTAACTTATAAAACAGATGTTTTTGAGCAAAAGGTGATAAATGAACTATCAGAGATTAAAAAATACGTTAAACAGCTTTTGGGATTTGAAGAGTAGTTTTATTATTTTGGGTAGCTCCCCTGTTCGTGGGGCTTATACTTGTAAGGAGATAACGCATTACGGCAGGGGAGCATAAATTACTTTTATGAAATGGTTTCAACATTTATCCACCGCTTATACCGATATAGCACTCAAAGAAATTATAGCTGAATATGGTATGGAGGGTTATGGTTTTTATTGGATTTGTTGTGAATTAGTCGCTCAACAAGGTAAAAATTATCGCTTCCCGAGTAAATTAAAGTGGAAAAAAACCCTAAAATTGGTTAGCACTCTTCCTGAACCAAAAATTGATGAACTTTTACAGCGTTTTGCTGAATTAAATCTTATAAGCCAGAAAGCGTTGAAAAATGGGGCTTTATCAATACCTAAAATGAGAAAATACTCTGATAATTATACGAAGTATCCTCAAAGATACTTCAAAGTTACTTCAAAGTCACTTTTAGAAGATAAGAATAGAATAGATAAGATAAGAATAGATAAGAATAGAATACATAAAAGAAAATCTTTTAAAAAATTTATTTTAGGAACTGGTAAAGTATGAAAATCTGGGGCCTACAATTTGAATCGAGGATAATTGATGGACAGATATGGTGGTTCCCCACTATCCATAAGCCTTTTTTCGAAAATGGTTGGAATATCGGCTTAAACGAAAAATTCTTGCGAGAAGCTATTAAAAAGGGCGTGGCAAAATTTGTTATAAAAGTGGGTGAAAGAGAGGTATTTATGACCCCGCCCGACGAGAAACAATTAAAACAAAAGGTCGAAAACAAGGAATACGAGGAAATGCCAAGTATGTTTCAGGGCAGCCCGCCACTAAAAATATTTAAGTTTAGGTTATAGGACAATAACGATGTCTTATCCTGTATAGGATTGTACAGTATGACTAAAAAAATGATTAAAAAACGAATAACGGTTAGAGAAAAAGAAATTGAAAAGGTAAAAAATTATATTAAAGAGGTAATATCAGAGATAACTACTTTTGTTCCGATTATTCAGGCACATCAAATTAGATATGAAGATCAAGAAACAAATTCAAGCAATGGTGAGTTTTCTGTGGGTTACGAGCCATCAACTTTTAATGCTGAATTCCATATTTACCAAGGGATTTTTGACCAAATGCCAGATAAAGGACTAACGGAGGGGTTTAAACGGTATATTAAATTGGGTTTAGGACACGAGGTCGGACATTGCTTGATTTATGAATTAGAGGGAACAAAAAGAGACATAGAAAAAACTGCTTCTTTAATAGGATTTTTAATAGCTAAAATTTTAGACAGCAGAAACTTATGACCAAAAAACAAAATCAAATCAATAAATGTTTTTATTTTACTTCTTCCAATTTTGTTTATCCAAGAACGAGCAAGAAAAGGATGGAGGAAATATTTTCCAGCGGTTTACACATAAAGCATATTAACGATGTTCATTTTGGGACATTAACGAATAAGGGTATAAGAAAAATGAAAAAGATAATTGATTATTGTAAGAAGTATCCCGATAGGGTTATTTATGTTTAGAAAACCTATGACTAACGATGATAAACCACCCCTTATAGATTGGATTACCCTGCTTATCTGGGGAGCAATAGTTTTACTATTTATTGCCCAGATACTAATTCTGGCCAGAAAACCAGAAACAGGAGAGTATCAAAACCGAAACTTCTATGAAAATCAGCTGGCTCAATCCGACGTCTCCCCCTTTAGCTGGAAAAGATACAGGACGCTGGCAACGATTACAGCTTATTCAGAAATGGAAACTTGCCCGAATAGGGATTGTATAACCGCTTCAGGAGAAATAGCCAGACGAGGAGTTATGGCTTGTCCTTCTTGGATACCATTTGGAACTCCGATAGAGCTTGATGGGACAATATTCAGATGTGCTGATAGAACTCATAGTAGGTATAATGGCCGTTACGATATTTGGGTTGGATATGGCTGGGATAACTATAAGAAGGCGCTGGAGTGGGGATTAAGGCAAAAGGAGATTATAATTTACCATTAAAGGTCGAAATAATAATTAAAACAAAAGTAAGTTTATGGAAGAAAATACAGAGAAGATAAAACTATGGAAAAGTCAGGAAATAGACAGAAGCAGAATGACTTTTGATGAATTATGGAACTATTTGGAAGTTGGTGATTTTATTAGCACCTTCAATGAGGTTGAAAAGGGAGAGGGGAGGGGACAGATGATATTATTCAAGAATAAAGATGCGGTTGTTCTTTCGTATTGTGAAAATTGCGCATCGAAATGGAAGCAACAGTGTTCGACTATTACGAAAGAAAAATTAAAAAGAGAATTGCTTGATGATGATGCTGGGATAGAAAAATTCGATAGGGGAAAATATAAATTTTATAAAGTAAATAATATTAAACCTATGAATAAAATAACTACATTAGCTAAAAGGCTTTTAGATAAAAAGCTTCAAAAACTTTATAAGGCTGGATACATTAACGACGGAATATCTTTAACAGAAAAGGGCAAAGAAGTCTTGTTAGAGATATTATTTTTGGAAAAGAAAGACGAATTAGCAAAATTAGCTCAAGAAGAAATTGATGAAGAATAGTAATTTATCATTAAAAAATGTTTATTAAAGACAAAATTGACGCATTTTTGCTGGGAGCGATAACGGGTATTTTAGTAATGATTGTAATTATTTTAATTTTTAATCATTAACCACTAAATCTATGAAGAAAGAAAAGAAAAGGGGGAAAAGATGTCTACACAGAAATGTTTATTATGATACTTATTTAAAAGTAGAGATCTGTGCCGATTGCGGGGCAACGCCCCCAACCTTTACTTCTGTAGAGGGTTATATCTATAGTTATTCGGAAAGTATATCTTCGGGGAAAAATGTTTTTCAGGTTTTTAACTTAACACCACAAACCTATGAAGAAAGAAAAGGAAATTAAAATTGGAAATAAATATAATTGGGAAGAAATGAAAAAACTAATTTCAAAAAGAATACAAATAGATGGAAAAGAATTATGGGATTTAGATTATGATATGTTAGCTTTTATATTGGCAAAATTAATAAACGAAATAGGGCAAAAGGATAATTCCTGTAATAGAAAGTTTTATTTTAGAGAAAATGACCCTGCTTCTTGGAAATTTGAAAGAAATCCTATTTATAGACAATTTAATTCAACTTCTTAACCAATCCAATAAACCCATGAAGAAAGAAAAGAAAATTAAATATACAATAGAAGAAATTGAAAATATCGCTAATACTTGGAGCTGGAAAAATCCCCAGAATAGAAGGGATTATCCTATAATTATTGATTTTTTATGCGAGATAGACCCTGCTGTGGCTAAGAGATATAAGTTTGACCCTTACGCTAAGTTGAGTATAGGCTCTAAAAGAAATTGGGAAATTTATGGTAACGACCCAACAAAAAAAGAAACGATTGCGCATTGCGCAGTAAGGCAGATAAACTTTGGATGTTCGCCTGTATCAAAAAACACGGGCAGTTTTGTGAGTTGTGTGGAAAACCAGCAGAGCAGGTTCACCATTTCTTTCCCAAGAGCAATTATGGGCATTTAAGATATGATTTGGATGGTGGGATTGTATTGTGTAAGGGTTGTCATTATCGGCTACATCATACAGATTCTTCATTATCAGCAGAAATTGTAAAAAAACGAGGGCAGAAATGGTATAATAATTTGCGCAAGAAGGCCCTTAATCGCCCTGTAGGCAGTTATATGACCTTAAAATGGTATCAAGATACTATAAAACGATTAAATGAGTATTTGGAAAAATGAAAATTGTCCATTGTCCAAAATGCGGAGCTAAAATAGATGAGATTCCCGACGATCAGTTAAAAGAGGGGAAGGTTTTTAAGAAGTATTGCAGGGATTGTAAGCTGGAATTTTGGATAGTGGTCGATGTTCAATTGAGGCAGCTAATAAAAACAGAAGATATTAAAAAAATAAATAAAGGGAATTAAAAGGGAGTTAAGCTGGGAGTTAAGCTGCTGGTACGCCGGCAGAAACTACATATCGTAAGCGATACCCAAAAGTTAGGAGCTTTTGGGTTTTTAATTAAAATGACAGTAATCTTTACTTATCAAGGGATAGATGTTTCAGATGATTGGCAGGCCTTAAACACAATGAAAGCTCAGGTGGATATAGAAAGGGCATTAAAAAAATTGCCAAAGAGGCAGAGCCAATCAATGAAACTAAGAATTGAGGGTTATAAGTATAGGGAGATAGCCAGCCTTTTGGGTATCTCAATCGGGAGCGTTAAAAAGTATTTATACCGGGCAAGGATGACAACAAAAAAGGTATTAGGATGGTAATATAAAATAAAGGGGTATTTTATGGAAACTTATTGAAATATGGAAACTTGGAAAGAACAAATAGCAAGAAGCCAATATCTAAAAGAATTCAAAAAGCGAGATAAAATGTTCCACAATCCAAACTTAAAAGCAGTAAAAAATAGTTATGGAAGCGAAGCCTACCGGAAAGGCTTTGAATTATATCTTAAACAGAAGAAAAAGAAACAAAAGGAACCAGGGAAACCGAATAAGTCTATTCCTTACGAGGAAGTGGATTTATCAATGATAACAGAAAAAGATATATTGCTATGAAAATGAAATGTTTTGGCTGCGCAAATGAATGTAACTTAGAAGAAAGCCAAATTGGCGCCTGCCAGAGGAGACAGAAAGAAAAGATGAAGAAAAGAAGTTATGAAGCATAGATATAAAGAAAAGAAAAAGAAAAGGAATAAAGAAAAGTAATAAAGGGAAAGAAGAAGAGTAGAGGTGTAGGATAAGTATTCACACGCACACAAACAAAAAAACACAAAAAAAATACAAAAAAATCATCAAAAATTGATAAAATTCTACTTTTTCTCCTAATAAATAGCCTAAAAACCCTATAAAATCAAGGAAAACAAGGGATTGGTGAATGTCTGATAAGAGCTATTATGCGACAAGAGGGGGGAGGGGAGGCTAAAATCGGGTATGTGAGATTATATATATATCACCTCCCCAGAAAATATCCAAAAAACACAAATATGGCAACACAATTACAAAAAAGAACTTTTGATATTGAGATGGAATCAATAGTTGAGGGCAAGCCTCTGCCTATTAGCAAAGCCATTAAAAAAGCTGGCGGAAGCGATGCTTATGCTAAAAACCCTCATCTAATGACAAAGTCCCGTGGCTGGCAGCAGCTGCTTGCCAAATTAGATGATTCCAAATATTTGGATAGGTTGAACGAAATAGCCTTGGATAAGGATAAAGATGCGTCGCTTAAGGCGATTAAGCAGATTTTTGATTTGAAGGGATATAATAAGCAACAAGTGGATTATACTATCAGGGATAAGAGGAATGAAGTGGTTGTAGAATAATGAAAAAAATATCCGACAAAAAGCTAATGGAAGCCATCGGCTGGAAGCCGCATCCGGGGCAAATGGATGTTATTCAATCTAATGCCCGGCATAAAGTAATATGCGCTGGAACAAGGTGGGGAAAGTCAATGTTGAGCGGATATGAGGCTTTCAAAAGGCTACTGGCCGATAATCAGAAAATATGGATTGTTCAGAAAATATGGATTGTTTCTTTGACATATGATATGGCGGGTAAGATATTCAGCTACGCCAAGGAGTTTGCTGGGAAATATGATCCTCGGCTTTTAAAATATTTTTCAGAGCGCTATCCCCAAAAAGCTTATATCAAAGAATGGAATTCTGTTTTGGAGTGTAAATCAATCGATGTCCCGACTACTTTGATGGGCGAAGAATTGGATTTGGCAATATTAGATGAGGCGGCCAGGTTTTCTTCCAATATTTGGGACAGGTATTTGTCTGCCCGATTAACATCCAGGCAGGGCAAATCATTGGTCATTTCTACTCCCGCTGGCAAGGGCTGGTTTTACCAGCACTGGCAAAAGGCTAAACAATGGGAAGATGGGCAATCTTGGCATTTTAGGTCAATAGATAATCCGCATTTTCCTAAGAGCGAATGGGAACGGTTGCAAAAAGAACTCCCAATTCAGATTTTTAAACAAGAATATGAGGCTAAATTTTTAGATGATGCTGCCTCCGTGTTCAGGGGGGTAAGAGATATCGTTAAAGACACTTTGCGGGATGCGGTTCGTGGGCATTTCTATGTTATGGGGGTAGATTTGGGAAAGCACGAGGATTTTACGGTGATTACGGTTGTTGACAAATACAATAACGGAGTGGTTTATTGGGATAGATTTAAGGATATTGATTATCCTTTTCAAAAAAAACGAATCCAGTCAGTTGCCCGAAGATATAATAATGCTCGGATTATTGTGGATTCTACCGGCGTGGGGCAGCCCATCAAAGACGATTTAGAGCGAACCGGATTGCTGGTAGATGAATTTAATTTCAGCGGTAAGTCCAAAAAGGATTTAATTGAAAAGTTGTCCATTTATATTGAGCAAAAGATGGTTTGGATTCCCAATAATCCAACATTGATAGACGAATTAGAATCATTCGGATACCAGCTGATAAATCCCAAAACCGGCCAGCCGTTAAGAAACATACGATATTCGGCTCCGCAAGGATTGCACGATGATTGCGTAGATTCATTGGCATTGGCTGTTTGGGGGTTGACAGGAGAAGCTAATCCTCCAACGGCATTTCAGCAATACTTAAAATCAAAGTCGAAAATTAAACATTTAAGCCCGATATAAAAATATGGCAAGAAGGTGGATACAAAAAGCTATCAAGAAGAAGGGGGCTTTCAGAAGGTCACTTAAAGTTAAAAAGGGACACAGGATTCCTTTAAAAAAGCTGAGGGCAGCCGCTAAGAAAAAGGGTAAGTTGGGCAGGAGGGCCCGACTGGCGTTGACTCTTAGAAAATTTCGAAAATTTCATAAATAATATGCCAGCAGGATTTAACAAGTGCAGAAGGAGGGGAGGGCGCATAAGGACTAAAAAACTAAAGGGTGGAAAGTATATTCACATTTGTTTTCTAAATGGTAAATCCTATCGTGGCGAAGTTAAAAGAAAAAAAAGATGAAAACAGAATGTCCAGTTTGTGAACAACTAAATAACGATTTAGATAATTTTGAGAAAACCCAATTAGATTGTAATCCTGTTTTCGCTAAAACTCATAGCGATATTATAGAACTGATAGATTTGTATTGGGTAGATAGATACAGGGATCACGCCTTTGACTCGCTGGGGTTTCTAAGGCCGTTTTATAATGTTATAGAAAGCCCAACCCAGGTGGCTTCTAAGATGGTTGATTTGGATACTAAGGATATCCGAATTATTGCTGAGGAGGGGCAGTCATATTATCCTGTATGGTTGTTTGAAAAAGACTTAAAGATATGGATGAAAGAGCAAAAATTCGGTCAGCTGCTAAATAAGATAGTTTATAACTGGCCGAAATATGGAACAGTAGTTTTGAAAAAAGCTAAAAGCAAAGTTTATATGGTTCCCTTGCAAAACCTTAAAGTAGAACCAACGGCCGAGAGTTTAGTTAATGCCAAATATGTGATTGAAGAACACGATTATTCTCCTGCTCAATTGAGGGAACAGCCGTGGAATAATATTGAAGATGCCATAGATGAGTTTGAGGAAGGCGGACATATTAAGGTTTGGGAATATTTCGGAAGGGTGGAAGATATGGACGGCAATTATTTTATTATTGCCACCAGCGATAAAGCCCGCAAGCAAAAAAGAGCCATTCTATTACACCAAGACGAGAAAAAGATTGAAGACATTTACAAAGAGCTTCATTGGGACAAAATTCCCGGAAGGTGGTTGGGAAGAGGACAGCCGGAAAAATTATTCCATACCCAGATTTACCAGAACAAGATAGCTAATTATAAAGCACACGGGGCTCATTGGACATCCAAGCACATTTACCAGACCAGAGACTCACGGATTGCTGGGAATCTTTTGGTGGATATTGAAGACGGAGAGATTATCATTACCAATGACCAATTGTCTCCTGTCCAAATGGAAGAAAGGAATTTGTCCTTTTATAGAGAGGAAGAGATGAGGTGGGATGAGTTAATGGACAGACGGACATTTTCTCGTGATATTATCAGGGGAGAGCGTCCGCCATCAGGAACGCCATTAGGGTCAGCGATATTGGCCACCAAAATGGCCGGAGGGTATTTTGACCTTAAACGAGAAGATTTGGGATTATTTTTAAAAGAGTTGTTTTATGATTGGATTATTCCAGAATTTAAGAAGGGCCGAAAGGGAATTCATAAATTGATGTTAAGTGAGTTTGACGAAGATGAGGTTGAAAAATTGAGGCGGCTGATAGCGAATCACCGGGTTAATAAAGCATTGGTTGGATACATCGCCCGGACTGGCAGAATTCCCGGCCCAAGAGAGAAAGAATTATTGAAAGCGCTTGCCTGGGAAGGAATTAAAAGACATAAAGACATCGATATCCCGAAAGGCTATTACGATAATCTTAAATACAAAATAAACATTATTATAACATCTGAACAGATTGATTTGGCTTCCAAAATGGCTACGCTTCAAACGGTGATGGCAATGTTGGCTCAGAATCCGACTATTCTACAAGATAAGCGAACAAGGAAAATATTCTATCAGCTGCTGGATTTGGCTGGAATTTCTCCGATACAATTTGACGAAGAAGAGCCTTCTTTGGGAGGAACATTAGAGCAAATTCAACCAGCTAAAAGGGGCGGGTCAATGGCTCGTATCCCGCCAGTAGTTACTCCCCAACAGACACAAACAGCCACAACGCTATAATCCTATATAAACCTTATGAAGTTAAACAAGACAGAACAAAACTTTTTGAAGGGAAATAAAAAAATCTTGCGCAGTTTGTTTAATAAGCGGATTGAGGACTTAAAAGAGAATGTTTTTTCTATGGATATTGATGACAGGGAGCGTCGTGATTTAGAAATACGGTTTATTCAAGAAATGAAGATGTGGCTTCAAACATTAGACATTTTAGAAGCCCCGAAACAAAAAGAAGACCAAAATTTTATATAAAGGTCGTGGGAGGCGGAAACCCATTAAAACACCGTTGAGTTCATAATACTCTTTAAAATTATGAAAGATGATATCGAGAAGGATAACTCTTTAAACCCAGAGGAAGAGGAAACCTCTGAAGAAGAAACCTCGCAGGAAGAAGAGACTTCTGACAACTCTGAAATGACTTCTTCGGAATTGGAGAAAGGATTGTCTGAAAAGAACAAAAGGCTGTATGCCAGGATGAAAAAGGCAGAAGAAGAGGCCAAGAGACTAAAGGAACAATTGGAGTCCAAACCAAAACCTGTTGGAGCCGTTGTTGATCCTTTTGATTTAGCCAAAACTGTTTCTGCCCTTAAGGACTATTCGCCCGAAGAGCTTGATTTTATATCAATGCTTTCAAGGGCAAAAAGTCTTTCTCCAGAAGAAGCTGCTAAAACCGAAGAAGCTAAACTGTATGTCGCAGCATTGAGAGAAAAGGTCGCAAAAGAAAAACAAACACCAGAACCTTCTTCTCCCTCTGCGAAGTCCAAAAGGTTGGAAGACATTGGCAAAATGTCTCCCGAAGAACATAAAAGGCTTTTTGAAGAAAGCTTAAGACAGAGAAAAGGAGGAGGTGAGGCTGAAGTATAATGGTTAAAGCACAGACTTATACTGTTTTCACGCCTGAACCATAATCTTGGGCGTGTAAAATCCCCTCTGATTGACTTGGAGGCTGAGATGCTAACAGGGCGGAAGGCGAAAGCCACCGTGAACGACTGAGCGAGGGGACGCCGAAAGGCGATGCGACAGTCTGAACTTATAGGAATTCAACTATAAGATTAACAATTGGAGATTTGGAGTCCGAAAGTTACTGAATATTTTAAGGAGAATTTGGTTGCTGCTAAATTCTTTACTGATTATTCCAGTGATGTAGAGGCTGGCGGAGATTCCGTGCACATCCCAAAGTTTGCTCAGAGGTTTACCGTTAGTGACATTAAAACCACTAATGGTGAAGTAACGGCTACTGATGTATCTGATACTTCTACTACTCTGACCATCAACCAATGGAAGGGTGCTGCGTTCTATCTGTCTGATTTCCAAGCTGCTCAAATCCACGACAAATATAATGTATTGAACACTTATATGAGAGATTTGGGACACGATTTGGCTAAGACATTTGATAGCGCTTTATGGGATTACACCGCTGCCACTTACATTACGAATAGTGTTGGAGATTCTGCAACTGATATTTTGGCTACCAGCATTGAGAAAGCAATTTCCATTGCTGAATCCAATAGTATTCCCTTGAATGATATGGCGTTCTTCTTCCATCCATATGCTTATTGGAGAGAGGTCATCAAAAACGCTAAGTATTATGATGCTTCTCAAGCAGGATGGGGACAAGGACAAGCTCCAGTAGTTGGTGCGGCTATAGCAAAAGGTGTTCTCTATGGTATTCCTGTTTTCGTTGAAGAGCAAATTCCTTCTGGAACTGCTGGAAGCGAAGGTGGGCATAGAAATCTATTGGTTCACAGAGAAGCCGTTGCTTATGCTACCCAATTACCGATTGATTTGAACGAACAAAGAGGCGAAGATTTGAGGATTAAAGTCAATGGAAGCATTGCTTATGGCGCTGCTTCACTAAGAGACGCAGGCGTTAGAATTATATCTAACAACTAACGATGTTAGCTCTCTCGGCTCATTTGGTTTTCCCGGTGAGCCGAGCAGGGAAAGCGAGTTAGCATGACAAAGATAGACACAAAAGAAGGATATATCATATATGATATACCTTTACATGGGGAGAACTTGGAGATTACGAATATGTTTGTCAAAGAAAATTTCAGGAGAAAGGGGTTTGGAAGTAAGCTGGTTAGAAGGGTGGCTAAGATTGCTCAGAGCAGGGGTGTTTCCTGCATATATCTGTTTACCCGGAACAGCAACAAGGGAGCACAGCGGTTCTATGGGGCAAATGGATTTAAACATATTTGTAGTATTCCCAATTTCTATAAGCAAGAAGCAGGAGAATTATATCTTAAAAAAATATGACGATTGCATATTTAGGCCAGTTTAACAATCCATTTTCTGATGCCACTGAAAAGCATATAAAAAGGGCATTTGAGAAATTCGGGCACAAAGTAATTGCCATTCCAGAGGACGAATTCCACCAAGACAAGAATAGGGTTTTACAGACAATAAATATGGAAGGAGCAGATTTGTTCTTTTTCCACAAGGGAGGATGGAGAGTAAAAGTTCACCCATCAGAATTGGCTAAGTTTCTGACCTATGTTACTTGTAAAAAAGCATTTTGGTTCTTTGATAAAATAGCAGACTTGACAGTGGAAACATTGGAAACGGGACAATTCCCACGCCAGTCGTGGATGAACATTGTTCTTCCGTTTGTGGATCACGGCTTTGTCACTGACGGAACATTTGTTAGAAGGACTAATTATCCCAATCTTCACTTATTGAGACAGGGCATAGGAGACGTAACAATTGATTATGAGGGGAAATATAGACCAGAATATGATAAAAAGGTTGCTTTTTTGGGGAGAGTATATGGCAGCAGAGAGGGATTTATTAGAATGATAAAAGATGAATTTGGTAAGGACTTTGAGGTTTATAACAATGTGTTCGGAACGGAGCTTAAAGACTTTTGTGCCTCGGCAAAGATTCTGATTGCTCCGATACATCCAGCAGATGACTTTTATTGGTCGTCAAGGATTTATCAGATTTTAGGAAGTGGTGGATTCTTAATTCACCCACGATGCGAGGGGTTGAAAGAAGAGTTTGAAGATGGGAAACACTATGTTTCTTATAAGACTTATCCAGAACTAATAGAAAAGATTAAGTATTATTTGGGGCACGAAGACGAGAGGGAAGCAATAAGGCAGGCAGGATACGAGCAGGTAATTAAAAATTATAAATACTCTGACAGAGTTAAAAAGTTATTAGAAACAATATGATGTTAATTATTGTTGGAACTGGGCACTCTGGAACAAGGTTTGTGGCAACATTATTTCAAATCCGCCACGAGCCGCAAGAAAGAGAAGACGCCCAGGTCTATGTAAAAGCATTTTACGATAGGGAGTTTTCTAAGCAGTATATAAAAAAATACTTCTTAGGGCTTGAAAGGGAGTGTAATTCGTTTCTTGTTCCTCACGCAGAGGCAATAAGAGAGTTGTTCCCCGAAGCTACGATGTTCCATTTGGTAAGAGACCCGAGAAAGGTTGTTAGGTCTTTAATGTCTAATGATTTATATTCTGGCGATAATATAGATTATCACAATGTTAAATTGTTTGATAATGGCTGGGACGATTTGACTCAATTTGAAAAGACTTGTTGGTATTGGCGGATTATAAATGAGAGACTAAGAAAGTTAGAACTGCCAGTTATCAGGTTAGAAGATTTAAGGGGACAGCCAGACCACGCCAAAGCACACAAATTCCCTTCTTGGGAAGAGTGGACAGACGAACAAAAAGAGCAATTTAACCAAATAATTTATCCAGAGGTAAAATATTATGGCTATGATGCAATATAGTTTGTTTATTGGGAGGTATCAGCCCTTTCACAAGGGGCATAAGGCTCTCATAGAGAAGGTTTTAAATGAGGGTAAAAATGTTTGTATTGCAATTCGGGATACCAAGATTAGTTCTGATAATCCTTATACATATAGGGCACGCAGGAAAATGATACAAAAAGCACTTGGAAGCTGGGGGTCGCAAGTAAAGATTATTAGAATTCCCGATATTATAGAGGTATGTTATGGCAGAAAGGTCGGTTGGGGAATAAGAGAAATACGACTACCCGAAGAATTAGAAAAAATATCAGCAACAAAAATTCGTGAAGCTAAGAAGAATAAAAGTTAAATTATTAGGGGTTAGCGGAATAATCTATAGAATTCATATTATTATTATTCAGTCCTGTTTTTGGTATGTGTTTTTTGGAGTAACGAAAGATATTTGGGAATGGAAATGGGCAATAAATTCTTCTATCGCTTGGAATATATTAAATACCTGCTTGTATTATAATTATCATTATTGGTTCGCAAGATTATTTAAATTAGGAAAAAAATAATGCCAAAAGGAATTCCTAAAAATGGAATAAATAAAGGTTGGTTTAAGAAGGGTATTGTCCCTCACAATAAAAGGCCGACAAAAAAGTGCTTGTATTGTGGAAAAGAAATTCCAGGATATAGAAAATTTTGTTCTTATAGATGTTATTGGAAATGGCTAAGAGGGAAAAGACGCTCTCCCAAAACTGAATTTAGGAAAGGGCAAATTCCGTGGAACAAGGGAAAGAAATTCTTGCAAATAAGGGGAGAAAAGCACCCAAACTGGAAAGGTGGGAAGCAAAGAGATAGGGATAGAATAGAATATAAAAAATGGCGGGAGGCAGTTTTTGAAAGAGATAATTATACTTGTCAGTTTTGTGGACAGCGTGGGTATTTGGAGGCACACCACAAAATGAGATGGGGAATATTTAAAGAAGAAAGGTTTAATATCAATAATGGCGTAACTCTTTGTAGGGCTTGTCACAGGAAGTTGCATAATCGGGTTATATGGATATTCGGACGCTCTGGGGCTGGAAAATCTACATTAGCGAAGAAAATATTAAAAATTAAATATGCAATATGGCTTGACGGAGATGCAATGAGAAACAGCATTTCAAAAGATTTGGGATTTTCTAAAAAAGACAGAATAGAAAATAATTTAAGAATTGCCAGGGCTGCCAAAACATTTAGGGAACAAGGATTTGATATAATTGTCTCTACGATTTGTCCATATAGCGAACTAAGAAAAATGGTGAGAAGAATAACTGGATGTAAGTTTATTTATTTAATGGGTGGTGGCAAGAAGTATTCCGATTCTCCGTTTGAGCCTCCAACAGAAGACGAAAAAAAATATATTTTATTTTAATATTAAAAAGATGAATCAAAACACAAGAATCGGCCTGGTGGCTCGGGCAGATGATTCGGGCCTTGGGAGATTAAGCCAAGACTTTTATAACCATCTGCCAATTCATAAAGTTTTAATTGTTTATAATAACACTTATCCCGCTTATCTGGAAAGATATCCAGAGAACTCTATTATTACTAAACGAGGAATTCCCGACTTAGAAGAGATAGATGTTTTTTTAGAAGATATTGATATTTTGCTGACATTTGAAACGCCATATAATTGGAATTTGTTTTCACGGGCCGAAGAAAAAGGGGTTAAATCAATACTGATTCCTAATTACGAATGGACACCGCAGGCATTGCCAGCATCTCCTGATTTAATGATTTGTCCTTCTATGCTGGATTATGATGAGATAGTGGACAATACCGTTGGAGTTAAAAAAGCGATTTATCTCCCAATCCCGACGGATAGGAAAAAGTTTCCATTTAAGCAGAGAAACAAGGCTGTAACATTTGTTTTTAATAATGGACACGGTGGGCATATGCAAAGGAACAGTTGGCACGAGCTGTTTCAGGCAATTTCTTTAATAAAAAAAGATGTAAAGTTTTTGGTTCGCTCACAAATGTATTTTCCTTATGTGATTAACGATTCAAGGGTCAAGATAGAATATGGAGACTTGCCGCAGGAAAAGTTGTTCTCAGAAGGAGATGTTTATGTTTGGCCGCATAAGTTTGACGGATTGTCGTTGCCGATTCAAGAAGCACTATCCTCTGGAATGCCAGTTTTGACAACCGATATTTATCCGCACAACACATATTTGCCGAAAGAATGGTTGTTTAAGCCAGAAAGTATGAGCAGAATTTTTATAAAAAGAGAAATAGATTGTGCGATTATTTCTCCGATAAAATTAGCCAAAAAGATAGAAGAATGGGCAAATAAAGATATCCGCAAGGAGTCTAAAAGAGCAGATAAAATAGCCGAAGAATTTAGTTGGGATACACTCAAAGATAAATATTTAGAAGCCATTTATGGACTTCAATAAAGTTAAATTACTTATATTAGACTCAGATGGAGTTTCTGTGCCGAGGGGAACGAAAATAGAGCAGACCGAAACCGCTGATAAGTATGTTTTGAAGATGGAAACGAACAAGATTACTGATGATTTGGCTGAACCGATTAACCGATTAAAGCACTATATCCGAATCGCTATCTCTTCTGGCAGGGGACTGATATATCTCCAAAATATGTATTATAAGATTTTGGGAGATGGAGTGATTCTACAGGCTGAAAATGGCAATTTGTCATTGATAGACGGGAAGCTATATCAGCACGAGAGGTATGGAGAGATGTATTTTGAGAAGATAAGCAATATCAAGAGAGAGATTGCCCAGCTTCCAATTAAAGGATTTGAGCCGAAGAACTTTATTCTGACCGTTCACGCCAGCCAAGAAATACCAGAAGTTTATGAGATTGTCAAGAGATATGACAGAGACAATGAGCTAAGGGTTATGTGGAATGGAGAGGCATTTGATATTCAAAGAAGGGGCGTATCTAAGGGAACTGGATTGAGACATCTGTGTCGCATATTAAAGATATCTGGTGAAAAGACCATCGCTGTTGGCGATAGAATAAATGATGTTGAGATGTTAGCTGAAGCAGGAATAGCAGTATCAACTTCAAAAGAAATTTTTGCTGACTATTATATGTCGGCCAAACAATTAATTAATCATTTATTAAAACGCTATGAATAAAAATATAGCCGTTATCGGCGGGGCTGGCTTCATTGGAAGTCACATAGTCGATGTTTTAGTAGAAAAAGGCGAGAACGTATTCGTTTTAGATAATTTGGTTTCTGGCTCTTTAAAAAATATAAATCCCAAAGCCCAGTTTAGAGAAGTTGACATTTTAGATTATTCGAGGCTGGAAGTGGCTCTTTATAATATGGACGAAGTGTATCATTTGGCTGCCGAGCCGTATATCCCTGATTGTTATGAAAGACCACGAAAGTTCTTCGATGTCAATGCCGTTGGGACACTAAATGTTTTATTGGCTTGTGAAGCAATGGGGATTAAGAAAGTAATGTATTGGTCATCTTCCGAAGTATATGGAAGCAGGCAGGGAGCCATTACAGAAGAAACACCAGTTTTCCCGCACTCTACTTATGCCGTTGCTAAGCTATCAGGAGACAGATTGGCCTTTACGCTGTTTAAGGAGCACGGGTTGCCAGTTATTATATTGAGGCAGTTTAATTGTTATGGTCCGAGAGAAAGCCACGAATATGTTATTCCAGAGATGATTACCCAACTAACCCGCTTTGATGTTGTTCATTTGGGGAATATTAAAGCAATGAGAGATTTTTTGTATGTAGAAGACGAAGCCAAAATGGCTGTTGAGTTAATGGAAAAAGGCAAGCCAGGAGAGGTATATAATCTTGGTTCTGGAAAGACGTATTCTATTGAGGGGCTGGCATATATGATAGGCGATATTTTGGGAAAGAAAATTACCATTAAAATTGATAAATCCAAGCTGAGGCCGTTTGATGTTAATAAATTATGGTGCGACAATTCAAAAGTATTTAAAGTTATTAAGGGTCGCCCGACAACAACCATAAAACAGGGCCTGGAAAAAACAATTAACTGGTATATCGCCAATAATAAAAAATGGTGTTTCGAAGAGCAAGAAGAAGGTGGGGATATTACAAAGTCTTTTTAGAGGGAAAAGGATTTTGGGTTAAAAAACTTACCTTCGAAGGGGGTTATACCCATTTTCAAACTCATAAAAATAGAGATGAGTTGTGGCTTATTTATGTTCCCCGTGGAGTAAAACACCAAATAGGAGGCAGGGGAAGCATTTATGAAATCGCCTTTGGCGAGCCAGATGAAAAAGATGTCAAATATTACAAAGAACCCGATAAGGGTTTGTGAGCCCAGTATTGGAAAAGAAGAAAAAAAATGGGTATTAAGAGTCCTGAAAGAGAACCGCATTTCAAGCACGGGGGGATTTGTAGAATTGTTCGAACAAGAATTTGCCAAGAAAATTGGTGTTAAGCATTGCGTGGCCGTAAACTCTGGCGGGTCAGCATTATTTTTGGCCTTAAAAGTTTTGGGGATTGGCGAGGGAGACGAAGTAATCATTCCGACCTTTACGATGATTGCCTGTGCCAATGCCGTTGTCTGGACGGGGGCAAAACCAGTTTTGGTAGATGCTGACTGGGACACTTGTAACATAGATGTCTCTCAAATTGAAGACAAGATTACTCGTCGGACAAAAGCGATAATGCCAGTTCACATCTATGGACACCCGTGTGAAATGGATAAAATTTTAGAAATAGCCCGTAGGCACAACCTTTATGTTATAGAAGATTGTGCTGAAGCCCACGGGGCAGAATTTATGGGTAAAAAGGTCGGAACTTTTGGGGACATTGCCTGTTGGAGTTTCTATGCCAACAAAATAATAACCACCGGAGAGGGGGGGGCGATAATTACCAACGATAAAAAAATAGCCAAAGAATTACGGAAATTAAGAGCATATTATTTTTCAGAAAAAAGACATTTTGACCACAAGAAAATAGGATGGAATTTAAGGATGAGCTCCATTGAGGCCGCAATAGGATTGGGACAATTAGAGAAATGGGACAAATTCATCGAGGCAAGGATTAATAATGCTAATTATTATACTCAGAACTTGGAAGGGATTGTGGGCTTCTCGATACAAAAGCTTTATGCCAAAAATGTTTATTGGATGTATCTTATTAGAGTCGGTCGCCACAGGGACAAGCTAACGAGATACTTGGCTAAAAATGGTATTGAAACCAGAACGGGATTTTTCCCAATTCATTGGCAAAAGCCATACAAAGAGCCATATAAAAAATATCCCATTGCCAATCGGCTTGGGAAAGAAACTCTTTATTTGCCTTCTGGAAGTGATTTAACCCAGAAGAAACAAGATTATGTTATTCAAAAAATCAAAGACTTCTTCTCATAAAGTCGTCGCAGTCAGCGGATACTTTAATCCGCTGCACATAGGGCATATAGACTTGTTTTATAGAGCCAAAAAGCTCGGAGATGAGCTAATTGTAATTGTCAACAATGATGAGCAAACACGATTAAAATATGGGAAAGTGTTTATGCTGGCGTCAGAAAGAGCGATGATAATCGCTGCCTTAAGGGTTGTAGATAAGGTTATTGTTTCTATAGATAGGGATAGAACTATTAGAAAAACATTAGAATTATTGAATCCAGACATATTTGCAAATGGCGGAGATAGAACGCTTAAAAATATCCCAGAAGCAAAAATTTGTAAAAGACTGGGAATTAAAATGGTTTTTAACTTGGGAGGAAAATTAAATAGTTCATCAGATTTATTAAAAAATTATGAGAACACTCATAATCGGAGCAGGTGAGGTGGGGAAATCCTTATATAAAGTCTTAGCTTCATATTACGAAACTCAAATAATGGACAAAACCCCTATTTCTGTTAAGGGGGTGCAAATAATGCACATTTGTTTTCCTTATTCAGAGCATTTCGTTGATTTTGTTAAGAAGTATATTAAAACATACCATCCCAAATATACGGTGATTCATTCTACGGTTGCCCTCGGAACAACCAGAAAATGCGGCAGAAATGTATGGCATTCGCCCGTAAGGGGCGTTCATCCACATTTAGATGATGGAATCAGAACATTCGTAAAATATATAGGCGGAAAATATAACGAAGAAGTTAGTAAGTATTTTGAGGCACTGGGGATTGCTATTAAGTTTGTTGATAAGCCCGAAACAACAGAAGCGCTAAAATTATGGTCGACAACTCAATATGGGCTAATGATAATGATACAAAAAGAAATTTATCGGTGGTGCAAAGAAAAAGGACTGGATTTTTATGATATATATATTGACCCGAATAAAACCTATAACGAGGGCTATCATAAGCTGGGAATGCCTTGGGTTAATAGGCCAGTGCTAAGACATATGAAGGGGGCGATAAAAGGCCATTGCATTTTGCCCAACGCAAAAATTTTAGATAATTGGATGGCAAAATTATTATTAAAACGCAATAAAGATTATGAAGTTCAATGATACGACCTCAAAAACGGGAATGATACAAGAGTGCGAAACATTGCTGGGAATGGATGATGGGCACATTTCTGGCAACGCTACTCGTCTTAAAATATTCACCCGTTTGATAAATGGTCGTTATAGACAAGTTAATTCTTGGATTTGGCAGGCTACTGGAACTTGGGAGTATGATGACAGCAATTATACCAATCTTCCGATAGCTACAACAGATTTGGTAAATGACCAGCAGGATTATGAGATTCCTTCAACTGCCCAAAAAATAGACAGGGTGGAAATCAAAGATACTCACGGAGAGTGGACAACCCTTGACCCGATAGACAAAGCCCAAATTAAGACTGCTATGGGTGAGTTTTTGGAAACTGCTGGGATTCCGCTATATTATGATGTTCTTGGAAGGTCGTTGGTATTATATCCCAAACCAGATACGGCTCAAACAGGAGTTGATGATTCTTTGAAATTATATTTTTCAAGGAATATATCGGAATTTAGCTCTACTGACACATCTACCGAGCCAGGATTTGTTGAAGACTTCCATCGGTTGTTGCCGTTGGGGGCATCTTTGGATTACGCCATTGGCTATAACCTGTCAGAAAAAATCCCGAATTTACAGAGAGAATTATTATTAACCAAAGAGGATTTACAAAAATTTTATGGGGCTCGTCATAGAGATATGAAGCCCAGAATACAACCTTATGACACAGATACAATATAAAAACAAAGGAATTTATTTAGCCATTCTTAATCAGGGTTGGATAAGGACAGAGCTTGTCCAGCGGATACTTCAATGGTCAGAGCAGGCCAAGTATAGAATTAGCATTACTTTTCCAGCCCACAAGCCGATATCTAATAATCGGAATATAATTGTCCAGGAGTTTTTGAAAAGACCAGAATTTGACTACTTAATGATGGTGGACAGTGACATAGTTCCCGCCCAGAACATAATCAACTTGGCCGATTACCAGAAAGACATTATTGGGGGATTGTGTTTTGCCTGGCAACAACACGCCATTATTCCGCTGGTGTTGAGATATGACCCCAAAAGAAATCCCGAAAAGCCATATCACATAATAGATTTTAATGGAGATGAGGGGTTGGTAGAATGTGATGCTATCGGAACGGGAGTGATAATCATAAAACGAGAGGTATTAAAACACCCCAAAATGAATGCTCCATTTACTAACTATTACGATGAAAACGGAATCAAAAAAGAAGGATTAGATTTGAGCTTCTGCCGAAGGGCAAAAGAACAAGGATTTAAAGTATATTGTCACTTAGATTATCCTGCTTCTCATTGGACACCATTCGATTTAAAGGATATTTATTTGGGGCTTACGGGAGAAAAACAAATTACTAATAAAAAGGTCGCAAAGTAATTAAGAAATATAAAATTATGAAATTAAACGGAGTTTTAACCTTAAAAGGAAGATTTAGAATTCGTCATTATCGAGACGGAGAGCTTTTGTCAGAAGAGTGGGTTGATAATACGGTTACTAAAACGGGTAAGGCAGAGGTGGCTGGCCTGATTAACGAGGCAACGTCTGGTGGATTTAAATGGATTGCATTAGATTCTTCCGCAACCGCCGCTACTGCTGATGATACTGGATTGGCTTCTGAAATTACTGCAAATGGTCTTGGAAGAGCTGCTGCTACTTGCACAAGAGTAACTACTGATGACACCAATGATACCGCACAATTAGTCCATACTTGGACTGCGACTGGAGCACAAACAGTTCAGGGTGCTGGTATATTCGATACCTCTTCTGCTGCTTCTGGCATTATGTTGGCACGACAAACGTTTACTGCTAAGAATTTGGCTGCGAATGATACTTTAGAATTGACATATAAAATTGATGTGGATTAAGGGCACTAATGAAAAATAGTTTGAAATATATGTGCTTATGGCATCTATGAAAATTCAAAAAACTTGGCATCCAGAATTCTTTGTTTTGTTGCCAGCTTTAATTTATATTATTTATCTTTTGTGGGTAATTGCCCATAAGTAGTATGGCTTGGACAGTAGACGGATTAGAATATACAACCCGAAAAAAGATAACGATAGACAACACCAAGATAGATTCTGACCTGACCGATTTTCCAGTTCTTGTAAAACTAACAAGCACCAATTTTGATTTTAGTAAGGCAAATTCAGATGGATTTGATATACGATTTACTTCAAGTGATGGAAGCACTTTATTAAAATACGAAAGAGAAAGACACGATTCAGCTAACTCATTGGCAGAATACTGGGTAAAAATACCATCAGTTTCAAGTTCAGCTGATACAGAATTTTACATTTACTACCGAACCACAGACACGGCAGATGGGGCCGATCCAACTAATGTTTGGGATGCCAACTTTAAAGAAGTATGGCACTTGAAAGACCTAACAACTTCAACGGTAGAAGATAGCACATCTAATAATAAAGACGGAACAAAGGTGGCTGCGAATGAGCCGATTGAGGCAGATGCCAAAATAGCAAAAGGTCAAGACTTCGATGGAGTCAATGATGTTATAACCCTTACGGAAGATACGAATCTTGGTAGTGATTTTACATTAGAAGCATGGGTGAAGATAGACTCGTTAGATGTTGGTGTCGGCAGGCGGTTGCTTGAAAGCAATGTTGCTTCTTATTCAAATTACTGGGCACTAATGGGAATTAAAAATCCGTCGGGAGTAGGAAGACAGGCGTATGTAAATTTATATGATGGAGATAACAATCCCTATGCTGCTACGCCCGGGGACTCTATCACAACAGGAGCTTGGCATTACTTGGTTTTTGTTAGAGATACAACGAATGATATTATAAAGATTTTTCTTGACGTAACGACTACCGCACAAACAGAAGATACAACAACCACTACTCCAGGATATTCAGAATTCAGAATCGGAGCTGGTGGTTGGGGGGGGAATTTGGAAGAATTTATGGACGGACTAATGGATGAAGTCCGTATTTCCAATGTTGTCCGTTCTGCCGCCTGGATAAAAGCCTCTTACAACTCAGGAAATGATAGTTTGGTGAGTTATGGGAGTGAGGAAACAGCCTATACGCAATCTTGTACAGATGTTGTTGCGTTGGCAGAAGCCGTCACTAAGTCTCAGGGAATGTTTCTTACAATTTCAGATGTTATGAGCTTGTCCGAAACAACAAGCAAGCTATCTAATTACAAAAAAATTCTTTCTGACATTCTTCCTTTAACTGATGTTGTGGCGAAAATTCAAGGCCTCTATAAAACATTAGTTGAGCAATTGTCCTTAACCGATATAGCCTCGATTTTAACCAAATTTAAAAAAACAATAACGGAAAACATCGTTTTGGTCGGGCAAGTTATTGCTTCGATTTTACAAAATATCCAGCTAACTCTCACAGAGGCAATTTCTCTTAATGATGTAGTAAGCAGGATTCAAAAGTTTTATAAAACACTAAGCGATGTTATAGGATTAACAGATGTGATAAGTGGAATTCAGAGATTAAAAACAACTCTAACAGAACAGATTTTTTTAAATGAGATTCTTTCAAAAATTGTAGGCTTTAAAAGGGTTTTAATTGAATCTGTCTCTTTAAACGATGTAGTTTCCAAAATTCAGGGTTTCAAGCAAACAATCGTTGACGCTATTTCACTACAAGGAGTTGTTTCTAAGCTAACCAAATTCAAAAAGACGCTAACAGAAACAATTCCATTGGTTGATACAATAAGTAAAATTCAAACATTCTTTTTATCTTTAACAGATTCTATAGGCTTAACTGATGCGCTTTCTAAATTAACCAAATTTGTCAAGACAATAACCGACCGCATTACGCTGAGAGGAATTATAAGCATTCCTGGAACTTGGTGGAGAGAGGCAACCAAGCACCTTGCCTCTTGGACGCAAGGAACTAAACATACAGCTTCTTGGACTAATAAAAATAAACATACTTCATCTTGGACACACCAGTCTAAACACTAATATGAAATGGGAAATTGATATACCAAACTTTATAGGCGGATTTGCTCCTGCTTATTATTTAAGCACATATCCTTCTTACGGAAACCGCAATATGGCAGGGGATATGCAGAATGTAGATTTAACCAATCCTGCATATATTACACAGGGGCCAGGATTAGTTAACCTAACCAATGGCATAGAGGCTGGTGTTGTCTCTACTTTAATTAGGGGAATTTTAGACAGGGCCCAAGCTAATGATTTAAGTTTTGCGGTTGGGGGTGATAAGCTTTATGAAATATCATCTACAACAGTTACTAACAATGCCGCCGACCCAGTATTGCCGCATTCTATAAATGGCACGGGAACGGTTGTAGCCGAAGACGTGGAGTATTTTAAGGGTGAAATATATTATTCCCATTATGACGATAATGCTGGCGATGTGGGGAAATACGACTTAACCAGAGACGCTGATGCTGATTTTGATGACGATTGGGCTACTGCTGTAAAATCTGCTTCTATTACAAGGGGAGGCCCTTTGCCGCTGGAAGTGGGAGCGGATAAATTATTTTTAGGACACGGTCATTATGTGGCTGATTATGACGGAACTACTTGGGATGATGATGCATTAGATTTGCCCACCAACGCTGAAGTTCAGGATATTAAATGGAACTTAAACAGGTTGTGGATTTCGGCTAATGAGCCAGATTTGGCGGGCGACAACAAGGTCAATGGTTCTGTATATATATGGGATGGCGAATCTCCAAGTTGGGAAGACGTAATTTCTTTTAAGGGCAGATTGGGCGCTTTATATGTTAAAAATGGCATTGTTTATGTGTTTTATCAGGACATAACCTCTACTGGCGGATATAAATTAGGATATGTTAATGGAGTTCAAATTAGAGAGTTGGCTTCTTTTAAGGGTTCGTTGCCTCAATATTATCAAGTTACAGAGTATAAGAATTTTATTATTTGGGTGTCTGGTGGAAAGATATATGGATATGGGGCAGCTGATAAAAGTTTGCCAGGAATATTGTTTCAATTAGCCGATGGCGGACATTCCACGGTTGGAGGATTGGCCGCTCCTTTTGGGACGCCTATTGTGGCTTCCTATGACGGCTCTACTGCTTATCGGTTAGCCAAATTTAGCGGATATGATACTGCTTGTTATTGGAAGTCGCTACTATTTGATGTTAATACTTTGGCTGGTAAATCGATGATAGATGAAGTGCTAATAAATTTTGAACAATTAGCAACTGGGGCAAGGGTAGATATAATATTGCGAGATAATCAGGGAACGGCGCTTGATACTAAAACTATATCTTATACTGATAATGGCGCAGTTACTTCTAAAACACTGCACCCAAAAACAGCTTGTGAAAATTTTAGATTAGAATTGGATTGGTCTAACGGTTCGACAACTAATCCTGTTAGTATCAAAAATATAAAAATATCTGGACATACAATATGAGCGAGATTAAAAAAATTATTACTGACCCGATAAAATTAGTTTCCCTTGATAGTGAGGTAAGCGCTGATAATTATATGACCAGGAAGACTTTCATTGGTGGGCATATACGGGGAAGTGATATTTCTTTGGATAGCGGAGGGTGTATAAGAAGCGGACAAACAGCATACAACACGGGAGCGGGATTTTTCTTGGGATATGATACTGATGCTTATAAGCTTTCGATGGGGGATACCGCATCGAACAAATACTTTACTTATGATGGGACTGATTTTACATTAGTGGGAGGAACAATTACTGGTGGAACAATTCAAACTGCTAACAGCGGTAAAAGGGTTGTTTTAGACGGTGCCAATAATAAAATAGATTTATTTGATTCAAACGATAATACGGTAGGGCAAATAAATGGCGACCCAGACGCTGGTTATATTATTTTTGCCGATGTCCAGAGTGGAAAAAGTGCTACTGGGATTTATGGCAGAACGCAATCAAACGGTTATGCTGCTTGGTTCACGAAAGCCACCCCCGCTGGGGGAGATGTTGCTGATACGGCTGATGTGGTATTAATAGAAAATTTAGGACAAGGGAAGGGTTTGGTTGTCAGTAACAACAATCAAACAGCCACAAAGGTTAATTTAGACCTTTCGACTAACTGGATGGGGCAGCCAAGAATAGCGATGGGAAATGAAACCGATTTGCCAACGACCGGAACACACGCTGTCGGAGATTTAATAGTAAAGAGCGGGATAATGTTTAGATGTATTACTGCGGGAACTCCCGGAACATTTACTTCTGTTGATGGAAATTATGAAACATACACTTGTGGAGAAAGCATAAATGCTAGACAAATGGTTTGCCTCGGACAATCGGGAACAACCAATAGCTCAACCGCAACCAATGATTCTTATGTTGATGAGCCTAATCCAGACACCAATTATGGTTCGGGAAACTTTATGCGAGTGGGAACGGCAGACGCAGACGGAAACCAGTATTATGAAACATTATTACAATTTGACATATCTTCCTTGCCAGATGATGTTACACAAGTCCTTTTGAAAATTGATGTTTATTCTTCAAATATTACAGGGACAGATAGCATTGAAATTGGGGTATATTCCGTGTCGGCAAGCTGGGATGAGGGCACTGTTACTTGGAACAACAAACCAGCGGCAGGAAGCATTTGTTATGATACTGTAAGCTTTGATGCCAATAGCGATGGGTGGGTATCGTTTGATATTACAGATTTATATTTAGATTGGAAAACTGGCAGAATAACTAATAACGGCCTTTATTTAAAGGTAAAATCTCTTACTGTTGTGGACCACCCAGATTATATTACATTCAGTTCCAGCGAGTCAGGATATAAGCCATATTTAGAGCTAACAACGATAACGGATACTGATAAAGTATTTGTCGCAAGTTCGGCAAATCAAACATCCACTTTTAATGTAATCGGAATAGCAGTAGAATCTGGGAATGCTGACGACATAATAGCTGTTCAAAGCAGCGGAATTTATGCCAAAATGTCTGGGTTAACTGCCAATAGACGATATTATCTTTCTACAAGCGGAGGCATTTCGCTTACGCCCGGCACTTATATAAAACCAATAGGAAGGTCATTGAGCACGACAAAATTACTCATAGATTTCGGAAATGGGATACATATAAACAATGAACAGATAGGCGGCACCTTAGCATCGCCTACTTTCGCAAATGGCAGGACTATTTTTACGGGTTTCAGGCCCAGAAAAATAACGATAAGCGGAAGTTGTGGTGCCAATGGTTTGGGACATTCTACTTGTCAGGGGACACAGCAAGAAGGAAATGCCTATTGTATATATGCTGGAGGAGAAGATTCTGCGGCTGTTACCGTGGGAAAGAGTGATACAAGAAGTTTTTATTTATATATCAATTCTTCAAATAAGATAGAGGGCACTTTAACCGTTTTGTCTAACGGATATAGAGTAGAATTAGATGCACTAAATGCAGCCGATGTTACTTATCATTATTTACATATTGTAGCAGAAGAATAAAGGTCATTATAAATAAAACTAAAAATTATGGCAAAAACATTACAAGAAAGAATAAAAACGATGGAGGGATACTTGCGTAATCCCAATATTCCTGAAGACAGAAAGGCAAGAATTCGGAAACGGTTAGAGGATGTAAGGGCACAGCTTCCCACCAAAGAACAGAAACTTCAAGAGATAGCGCAGGGATTGACAGGCGTAATGGGCAAAATGCCGGAAATAAGGCAACAAATGCAGCGGTTTTTGGGTAACGGCGGACCAATAAGCCCACCCCCAACACCCCCTCTGGAAACAAAGTTAAGTGTGAAAGAGCTTAAGGATGTGCCCGAGTTCCCCACGCCTTCTTATGAACAGGCTACGCCCAAAGACGCTTTAAGGGCAGCAGATAATTTACAGGTTGCTGGGGGGGCCGCAATTGCGTCAGTCCAAAAGTGGCAGGATTTATCTTTGCAAATTCCTAAAACATTAGAAGAAGCCCAACAACAGAAAAAGGGAATATTGCAAAAAATATTAGCTGGCCCCGAAAAAACTTACGAGCAGAAG